GCTCAGGCAGCATGATTTCCTCGATTGCTTCGGTCGCCTTACCGTCGTCGCCGCGAACGATGCGCTTGCGGCGTGGGGCGCCCATGATTTGGCGCAACTCTTGCATCTGCTGCATGATGAGTTGCATACCTTCCATCACGACGGGATCAGGCTCTTGCGGCATTGTCTGTTCAGGCTGCGCACCGCCCTGGGTAATATCCGGCGTGGCCATTGCCTGCGCCTCAACCTGGCTGCGCAGTTGTTCCTGCATCAGGGCTTCTTGATCTGCTACCAGCTTTAGGCGCTCTGTTTCAGCCTTGTAGGCGTCAATATCAACCTTGCGCGCGTTCAGTTGCTGGTCAACGCTCTTGTCGTTGAGTTGCTGAGCCATCTGTTGCATTTGTCCGCTGAGTTGCTGGATTTGCTGCTGCGCTGCTTGGGATTCAGGACTACCTCCAGCGGTCGGCGACAGCATGGCCAGTTCCTTGGCAATCTCCTGGGCTTCCGGCCAGTCTTGAGCCTTGGCCAGACGGGGGGCAATGACAGCGGCGGCAGGCGGATAAGCACGGACCAACTCAGTCATGCCGAATGCTGCTTCTTCGCGCTTGGTCTGGAAGCTCGGGCCGGTGTCTACGGTCAAATCGTACTTGCCTACGGTCAAGTCGAAAACCTGATTCATGCCGTTCTCATCAATCCCCGCTTCCACCTGCTGATTGACCGGGACATTCTGCGGGGTCTTGTCCATGCCAATGACGCGCAGAATGCGGGGGCGGTTGTAGACCTTCGGAATCAGCTCAAGAATGATTCGGCCAGTGTGCGCAATTGCCCGCGCCTGGTTGTCGATGAAGTGGAATGTCGATGTATCCGACTCAGCCTTACGGGCGCTGATGGCAATGCCGCTGGTCTCGTTCGACCTGGCGCCCAGGCCCGCATCGTAGATGCCAATGACGGACTTCATGTCATCAGCAGCGTTCATCGCCTCTTGCAGCGCGCCGGCCGGGACACCTGCGAATGGCTGACGCTGTGGTGCGCCTGCGCCGTCTGGGTCGTCATACTCGATGTATGGCAGGCTCTCAACGTTAGCACGTTGCCACTTGTCGATATCTGTTGCGAACTGACCAACCTTACCGATGAACGGTGCCTTCGGTGCTAGCGCTACCAGTTCTGTGCTAGTGGTGCGCCAGTAATTGAAGTTGCGCTGTGCGTCCTTGGCATCGCGGATCAGTGAGCGGAAGTAGCGCTTACCTTCGACGTTGACTTCCTCACCGTACACCGGAACGATGGGGATATAGCAGCCTGCCCATTCGTTTTCTTCTAGCACCTCAACGCCGTTCATGATGTACTGCGTCACCTTGTAGCTGCGTGTTTCGCGCTCGTCGGTAACGGTCACACCCTGGGCTTCGTAAAACGCCTGCTGCGTCACGCCTTCCATGTCAGGTACAGGCGACTCAAACCACTCTTTCTCGACTACCGTGCCATCGGAGAGCAGCAGGATCGTGCGTGGGACTTCCTTGCGACACCAATATTCAGCAACGAACACTTCGTCGCCTTCGCGCCACTCGTCAGGCATGCCCTGATACGCTTCCGAGTCCCAGTCTACCTTTTCCTTGCTCTTGTATTTCTTCTCAAACACATCCTTCGGCATCTTGTCTACGACGAACGCACGCAGCCAATCCGACGAGTCGGCCTCAGTCGATGCGTAATCGCCGTAGATTGCAAAGGGGTTGGCCACCCGCTGAATGCGGATGTCCATGTCGAAAGTATCATCGTGGGCGTATTCCAGCCCGACGCGCCAATAGCCAAGGCCGCACGAAGCGGCATAGTCCAGGCCCGTATCGTAGGCGACGTCTGCGCCACTGTCGTACTCAATGTTGCGGATTATGCCGTTGATGATTTCGGCGGTGGAGACGTCTGCCTTGTCGTCGGCAGGGTGAACCTTGATCGCGGGTTTGTTGATGCGGCCATCGTTGACCACAGAGCGGATGAACGTCACCATGCGGTTAAACGTCATGCACGGACGCCCTTCCTCTTGTCGTTTCCGTACAACATCTTCGGGCCATTGCTCGCCCAGGCGCGCGAACTTCAGATCGTCCAGCGCTTCCTTGCGGTTGTCAGACTCAAACGACTGGCAAAGCTTGAAGTCGGCTAGGGCTTCCTTGTGGATATCCTTCCAATCCTTTTTGTCATCAGTATAGGAAGTTGCCATTTGTAGCCCGTAGGATAGAATTTCTTGGAAGAATACTTGAGTTGTGGCAGTTTTGCAAATTAGCCCATCCAACCACCGCGAACACGCTGGACAGGCTTCGGCGCTGTGGGTTTATGCGCCTTCCGCACGCCTTCACAGGCATACCGCAATGCGTCAATCACGTGGTTATGCTTGTCTTCCAGCACGGGCAGCACCAGGCCGGTCAGGTCGTCAACCTTGTAGCTGTACAGGGTCAGCTCATCAATCGTATGCTTGCAGCGCGGGTGTACGATGATGTCGTAGGACTTCAGGAACTCAATCCCCTCTTCGACGGATCGCGCGCCCTTGATGGCAGCGTTGATCTTGGGGAACCCGTGATTGCGCATGTAGCTGATGGTTTCCGGGCGAGAACTGTCGGCAGTGATGAACCACTTGCGCGACTCTGGCACACGGTCAAATAGGTCAGGGAGCTGGTTAATCTCGCAGCCAACCATGTGCGCCTCATGGTCGATGTATAGGCGTCTACCGTCCAGATAGCAGCGCACCAGTACACTAGGATCAACAGCAAAGCCCCAGTCCGCACCCAGGCGGAACGTCGCGCCAGTCGGCGTGTCGAATTCCTCAATGCTCCAGTTTCGGAACACGCGCGCCTCGCTATTGCGCTGGTACTGGCCCAGCCAGATATGCGCGTACTTCTCCGGGTCGCGGGATCGGTCATACTCCATTTCGTTCTGCAAGACATCGGGGAACCACGGGTTATCCATGTAGTTCGCCTCGACCACGATAGCGCTACCATAAACGTTATCACCGCGCAGGAATTCGTCTACCGGGTCAGTCTCGTTGCGCGGGTTCCAGGTGAACAGGATTTCGCTATTCGGCTTACGAATGGTCGGTCGCAACAAGTCCAGGCTTAGCTGGCTCAGCGTCTGAGCTTCCTCCACCCAGGCGATGTCGAATCCTTCCAGCGACTTGATACTGTCGGCCGTGTGGTTCTGCATACCCGTGAACACGATCACGCCACCATGCGGGCCGTTGATCTTGTCGCGCTGCACATCGAACATGTCGGACAGTCCAAGAGCGCTAATCTTGTCCTCGATCAGCTTCTTGACAGACATAGTGAGGGACTTTTGAATCTCGCGGATGCAGACCACATCGCACTTGGCCATCACACAGCGCTCTACGATGTACTCGGCCATGGCGTGAGACTTGCCTGAGCCACGACCGCCCCATACGCCTTTGTAGCGGGCTGGCTCAAGCAGCGGGAGAAACCAGCGGGGAGTTTCGATCTCCAGGTCACTCATTTCGCGGAGGCGTCCACGATACGACGGGTGATAGTTTTGATGATGTGCTCGCCTTCAGGACCCGGCCCATCCACTTGAACAGGCATGAGCTTTGGGTAAATCTGCGTCCAGAAGGCGCGCTCGTTTACAGGGTCCTCTTGTGCCCACTCTGCAAGGCGGTCAGTACCTCCTAGCTTCTCAGCAGCCAGGGCAATAGCCTGCTTTGCGGTCTGAGTTGTCTTATTCGGTGTACCTTTTTGGCGGCCACCTGTCTTTTTTCTACCGGCCTCTAGTTTAGTACTTGACATCCCCGCCCGAGTTCCTTTCGGATTGTTCGGCCTCATGTTGATTGAACATGAGCAATATGTTAGCTGGTCTGTGGATAAGTGGCAAGTGGATAAAAAGAACCCCTCGCGGAGAGGGGCTAAGAGCTGGTGATGCATGGAGAAGCTAGCTGTGGCAACGCCGGAATCGAACCGGCCCTCTCGCATGGAATCCACACTCCTATAGTTGCACTTGCAGTCACCGGCAAGCAGCGCCCTATATTCGCGCTCAGGCTTTCAGCCTTAGGAATTTCACCCATGCAAAGCGTGCACCTTACACCTCTTCGCCATTACTGCTGTGGTGGCCGGTACTGAACTTCCGGCTTATTTGCTACGCGATGCGAGTCCGTCCAGTGGAGGGTTCCCGGTATGGAACTGCTACCCCTCTCGGTACCGCCCCTGACACCTATTGCGCGCCCTGACTGGTGGGCCACCCTCACCATAAGCGATGCCTCGCCGTGGTCGTGTCAGTGTTCTCTGGTCGCTGCGGATCAGCATTCCGCACTCACCACACAACTGCTGACTGCCGGGACGAACGCGATTGTCGAGGCCTCTTTACGAGTTTTGCCCTTCGACGGCAGACACAATCAGCATGTGTGTGGCGGCTGGCGAAGTTCCGAGGCTTCGCCAGCCAGTTACATCGGGTACCACGATTTATATAGCGAATGAGCCTTCAGAATATCACAGCAACCCGGTCTTTTCCACCTTCACAGTTTCAAAGTACCAGGTGCCGTCCTGGCGCTTTGTTGCTCGGCGCTCGGTGATGGTGAACTTTTCGCCGCCGAGTGAGTTCTTAGCTGGCGCTGGTATTCTGTTGTCCATGATTTCCCCACTGGCAACCTTTACACGATGAGTCTGTTGCACTTTTGTCGTACTGGCATGTCGTTGTGCCGAATGCTGATTTGACCTCGACATGCACAGGCATCTTCACCGGGCGCCCCTGCTGGTCTTTGTACTCGCGCCAGCCTCCCTGGGCGATGTAGCCGCTTTCCTTTGTAGGCCGTGGCTTGTTGTGGCATCCGTAGGTCATGCTGCTTTCCCGAAGAACATTTCGATCAAAGGGTCACGCGCCATCCCTACCTGCTGCGCCGGAACCGTCTTCACCGTGCGCAAACCGCTGTTCCAGGCCTTTTTGTCGAGCCGCTTAGGCTTGGGGCCAGTTTTCTGTTTCTCGACCACCAGCGGGCGCCTACGCGGTTTCAGCAACTGCGGAACAGGTAGCGGCATCGCGCCAGGCACAAGGCTGTAGAACTTGATCCGCGCATCTGGCTCACCGCGCCGTACAGTTATTTTCTCAAGCTGTAGCAACTTTGCAAGGTATTTCTTCGCGGCACGGTCGCAAATGCACAGGGAAAGGGATACGTCGGTGATCGTCATCGACTTGAACAGCAGCAGGTCGAGGATGCGGTTCATGCGCTCTATGCCGATGTGGGCGCCTTGGTAAGTTCGCTCAGCCATTGTCGTCCTCTTTCGCACGCTGCCCCGCCAGGTCGTTGTAAAGCTGCACTGCACTGCGGAAACATTCAGCGCCAGCCCACAGGCCGAAGCCAATCAGGCTTACAGCGCCAGCCGCTGCCAGGATCTGCCCGGCCTCGATCTGCTGCATTTGGTTGATTAGTGCTCTCATTTCAGTTCTCCTTGTTTTCCAGCTTTGGAAGTTCGGCACGTGTGAAGCTGAGCGCCGTGTTGGTTGAGCCGCCTTTGATTACCTCGATGGCTTTCTGTTCGTCACCAATCAGGACAGTGCCGGCGTTGTACTGCATGCCCATGGCGCCGTTCTGCGAAGTAGCTAGACCCACCATCTTGCGCGGGTAGTCGGGCTTATCGTCGCGCATCCTGTAGCCCCGGTAGCGAGTTTCAAACTCTTTGGCAACGAATGGCCAGTCGTCGTCGGTCTTGCTGCCAAGTTGCACCCAGCCGCCCATGTCCTGGAT